AACAGCCTCAACGTAGTTCTGACGATCTAAAAGATAGATTAAGCAAATTATCTACTAGAGAAATTACAGAACATCGTAGATTCTATGATACAGTATCAAAATGGGGACCTGATGTTCCTAGTCAATATGCTTATGTAGATGCAACAGATCAAGCAATGGAAGAAGCACGTAAAAGAGAAATTACTGAGCATAGACAAAAGCAAAAGAACGAAAAGAAACTTAATAAAAAAACAGCATCTAATCTTAAGAAGTTTGATAAAAACAAAAAAGCACAAACTACATTTGCTCAAGCAATTATTAACAACTCATCTGACCCAGTATTCAATCAAGCTATCGATACACAACGTACTAAAACTGGTGTAAGAGTAGGTGGATATTTGATTAAAATCAACAATGGTGCACCACAAAATGATGAAAGATCATATGATGTTATTAACTTAAAAACTCAAAAAACAATTATAAAAAACTTAAAATTGTACGAAATTGCATTTTGTATTGTTACAAAATTATATAGTGATCCAAATACACGTGAACGAGATATTGAGTTTTTCTTGCAAAAACACGCAGTATATCTATCAAAAATGCAGGATATACGATCAGCAAAATCTAAACTAGCAACAGCTAGAGCTACTGACAACGAGCAAGATATAGGATTTTTAGAAAATAGACTAGATGATCACACTGACAAACTAGGACAAATCAGAGCCGATATTCATCATTATTTTGATGATATTAATAATAAGTGGGGTGGGCCGTTAAATCGTATTTAATAAAAATGACATTTTTTATATAAATATAAATATAGATAAGGAAAGTAGCAATATGAAACTTACAGAATTTAACAAAACACCTGCAATGGCTAGAGATAAGGTAGTAGAAACCTTAACAAAGAACTACGGTTTTACTCCTTATGATCTTAAAGACGCTCAAAAATTAGAACAATTAAAAGCTGATCTTCAAGTAAGAAGAGAATCAATTATTGCTTCGTTACCTTTTAACACATATCACAAAGATGCTAGATACACAGCAAATTTACTATTATCAGAAGCAGTAGTATTAATGATCAAAGCACTTCCAATGGACGGCATGGACAATATAGAAGACATGGAAAAAGAGTGTGGTTGCGATGACGATAAAGAAGAACAACCAGCAGTGGTGGCAATGAAACCAATGGGAGCACCTATGGAAACAACAACAGCAGGCGGCATGGCAGTATCTTCCAAGCCAATGAGCCCAGCAGATAAAGTAAAAGAAATAAGAGCTTTTGAAAATAGAATTAAAGAAGCAATGAAAAAACCAATGTCATCAACTAAGATGGCAAAAATTGAATCACTAAACAAAAAAGTTATGGAAGTAAGAAAATCATTAGCTGAAAAAACAATTTATACAGATTTAAAACATTTAATTGAACAAGATTTAGAAAAAGCAGAAACAGTACTAGCGGCAAGATCGCTTGTCGATGAACTACAAGACATGGTAGCTGAATTGTCAGAACTACAAAATGAAAGATTAAGTGCCATTGTTGATCAGATGGTTTATGAGTTTGGCGCAGATCAAGCCGCTCAATTCAAAGCTAACGTAGATGGTGCTATTGCTCCATTACTAGATCAAATTAAACAAGCAAAAGAAACAGTGAATAATGCAGTACTTGGAGTTCAAGGTGAAGCACCAATGCAAGATATGGGTGATATGCCAACAGGTGATATGGCAACTGATGAACCACAAACTGATTTACCGGATCCGCTAAATGACACACCAGCGGAAGATCCAACAGGCGGCGATGATTCTGCTAGTGGTCCAACTGATGACCCGCTAGGCAGAAAGATGAAGTCGTAATGAAACTTTTCGAGTTAGTATCGCAAAGAGATCCAAAACTAGTCGCATCAATAGAAGGTGCGTTAAAAATTTTTCAATCAAAAAAAGGCAGTGAATTTTCAACTGAAGAATTTGTTAGATTTCTAAATGCACAAACTAACAAAGGTTTTACCCCAAGTAACTTTGCCTCTTACGCCAAAGATTTTCAAGAAATTGATAGAATTGATCCAAATGGAAATATAACTCTAAAATCTTTAAATCCAGGTTTGACAAAGTACTCAAAAGATGCTACTATTAAGAACATGAAGAAAGTAAACACATTAGCCAAAAAAGCAAACACCAAGATGAAAAAAGATACTCCTGGTGTTGATGTAGTCGACGCAATGAGAAAAGGCGTCAAAGATATTCAAGACAAAGGCAAAGACTACATGACCGATTTTGGCACTAAAAATCTAAGTTCTTAATAGGAAGTCAATTTGTCATTATTAAATCCAAAGTACGAATACAAAAAACTTGCCCGTAAAGTTATAGATGGCAAACGTCATTATATAGATTCAAACACAGCTCAGGCACTCCCCTCAGTAACAACTATTCTTGGTATGACCAAAGATATGACAGCACTTAATGAGTGGAAAAGAAGAGTAGGCAAAGTTGAAGCACAACGTATTGTAACAGAAGCGGCCAGCTTAGGTTCTTTGATGCACCAACATTTAGAATGTTACATTGAAGGAACAGAAAGGCCAGGTGGAACTAATCAAGTTCGTGTACAAGCAAAACAATTAAGTGACACTATTATTGAAAAAGGTATGGCCAATGTTGATGAAGTCTGGGGTATTGAACAACCATTGATGTTTCCAGGATTATATGCAGGTACAGCCGATTTAATTTGTCAATACAAAGGTACTCCTGTAATTGGTGATTTTAAAACTTCTAGAAAATTCAAGAAAAGAGAATGGATTGATGATTACTTTATGCAATGTGCCGCTTATGCCCTAGCACACAATGAAATGTATGGATCTAGTATAAATGCTGGATTAATTTTTATTATAACCCACGATAATAAATATCAAGAGTTTCTTGTACAGGGTGCCGAGTTTGAAAAGTATATAGACTTATGGCTAGACAAGGTGGAAGAATATTATAAAATTATAAATACTACTAGTTAATGGAGTATTCACGTGGCAATCAAATTTGTAAGATTAAAAAATAGAAGAGGTTTAAGAGCTAATTTACCACAACCACTTGCAGAAGGTGAAATTGGTGTAGCATTAGACACAAGAGAAGTATTTGTAGGTGTAGGAAACCAATCAGGTTTAGCATCTAAAGTACAAGTAAAAAACTTCCCAGATGCACAGAATAATGTACAAAGTATAATTGATGGTAATCTTTTATTTTTTAAACTTAGAAATATTGTAGTTTTAGATGGCGACGGTGTTAATCAAGATTCAGATACACTAACAGGTAAACAAATACTATCAAATACAAGTACATTAGCAGTAACAACAACAGATAAAGCAACAGGAGTTAAACTTACTAATCCATATAGAGTAGTAGGCGTAAATGATGTTGCAGGTAAAGATAGTTTTACATCTGAATTTTATTCAGTTACAAAGTTTGTATTTGGTAAACCTACAAAATTAATACCAGACGATTCAGGTGCAAATGGGTTTACTGTAACTCAACACAATGCAAATCAAAATTTCACGATAGCACTTAATTCAGCACCAGAGGCCGGCTCAAAAATTATTATTGTACCATGGACATTGTCAGAAGTAGCAACTGATATTGTAAACAGAATTGCACAAACTTCACAAGCAGATACTGGGTATCTTTGGAATAGAGATACAGGTACAAACTCAGTAAGTTTGAAATTTGGTGATACTAGTGGTTACTCAGGAAAAGGTCAGCTTACAGGTATCATAGGTGGTTCTACTATACCAGGTGGTGCACCAGCCTTTCAAGCAGGTAATACTGTCACTGGCGGAACATCAGGTGCTACCGGTATTGTTGAATCAATTGAACCACAAACAGCTACAACAGGAGATACTGTAACAATAACAGTAACAAGTTCGATACAGTTTTCACAAGGTGGTATTAATGAAACAGTAACAAATACCACAACCGGTTTAGCAACAATATCAAATGCAGTCTTTACACCATTAGCAGAAGATAGAAACAGATTATTTGTAGATTTCACTACAGGTGTTGGTTTTGTTGATTATGGATCAGGTGCATCAACATTGTATTCTGATGAATGGTCATCAATGTTAAAGACACAACCAACTGGAATAGATTCAATTGAAGCAATGTCTAGACCATCTGGCAATGCATCATTTAATCCAGCACAAGGTGATACGTTTGGATCATTACTAGGATATCCAGGTTCTCTTAATTTAAGAGGTGGATCAACACCTAATGTAATAGTTGATTCAGGATTAACAATAGATTTAGACACACCAACACAGGCATCAGACATGGTGCAATTTGTTGGTAATGTGAAAGGAACAAAAGAGTTTGCGTTTGTAAAATCAAATGCACTTATATTCACAGAAGACACACTACCAGCCGCGTCAACAAATGTTTTACTAACAGAACTAAATGAAGCGACAATAACAAAAGGAACAAACAATGTCACAGTAGTATCAGAAGATATTACCGAGTCAAATGTTTTGTATGTTGACTATTCAGCACACCAAGGTCAAACAGGTGGGTCAACAGAAAAAGTGAGAGCAGGAAGATTAGTAATTGTAACCACATCGCTTGGCGTTGCAAAAATAAGAGATGATTATGTTGAAGCAGGTCCTACTGCAACAACACTTACATTTAATACCCCTTCTGTTACTTCAGGAAAAATTATTGTAACCGCTAATAATACTAGCGATGCATCAACCGGCGAAGATATTTCTGTAAAATACAAAGTATCTCGTTGGATTTCATACAACTTATAGTATACCTATCAACAGGCTATACACTGGTGTGGAAATTTTTTCGTTTTTGTTATATGATTTTTGTTGACAAACTTTAAACAATATTTTATTGTTGTAAAGTAAGGATTAAATATCTTGGCTAGAATAGATTTAGAAACAGAGAATAATAGTAGTAGGAAAACGACAATGAATAAATCAGATGAAAACATAATGATAGTTAAGAGAGACGGTCGCAAAGAACCGTTGAATATTACAAAAATCCACAAAATGACAGAAGCGGCTTGCGATGGCTTATCGGGTGTATCATCATCACAAGTAGAAATGAATTCAGGATTACAATTTGCTGACGGTATGACAACAAGTACCATACAAGAAGTATTAGTTCGATCGGCAAATGATCTAATCACTTTAGATAATCCTAATTACCAATATGTAGCGGCTCGACTACTTTTGTTTTCTTTACATAAACAAGTTTTTGGAAAGTATCTACCAGTTGAAAATCACGTACCAATGAGATATTTTATTGCAAGAAATATAGAACGTGGTGTATACGATCCTAATATCACACAATGGTATACTGATGATGAGTTTGCAAAAATGGATAACTTTATTAAGCATAATAGAGATATGAATTTTACATACGCAGGCATCAGACAAATTGTTGACAAGTATCTAGTACAAGATAGAAGTACAGGTGACATTTATGAAACACCGCAATATATGTACATGATGATCGCGGCAACATTATTTTCTCAGTACCCACGTGATGTAAGAATGAATTATATCAAAAAATACTACGACGCTGTTTCACAATTTAAAATTAATATTCCTACTCCAGTAATGGCAGGTGTAAGAACACCTATTAGACAATTTGCATCTTGTGTACTTGTAGAAGTTGACGACACACTTGATTCAATTTTTTCTAGTGATATGGCTGTTGGTAGATATACGGCTCAAAGAGCAGGTATTGGAATCAATGCTGGACGTATTAGAGGATTGAATTCTAAAATTAGGGGTGGCGAAGTAGCCCATACTGGTGTTGTCCCATTTCTAAAGAAGTTTGAATCAACAGTAAGATCGTGTACACAAAATGGAGTACGTGGTGGCTGTGCTACTGTCCATTTCCCTATTTGGCATCAAGAGATTGAAGACATTCTTGTATTAAAAAACAACAAAGGTACAGAAGATAACAGAGTAAGAAAATTAGATTATTCGATTGCAATGAGTAAAATCTTTTATGAAAGATATCTTAAAAACAGTCATATAACTCTTTTCTCTCCGCATGATGTTCCAGGCTTGTACGATGCTATGGGTACTGAAGAATTTGATAAACTTTACAAAAAATATGAAGATGATGGTGATATTCCACAGAAACAAGTTAATGCTAGAACTTTGATTAACAGTATGTTAAGAGAAAGAGCAGAAACAGGACGTATCTATATTATGAATATTGATCATGCAAACACACATAGTTCATTTCAAGATCAAGTAAATATGTCAAACTTATGTCAAGAAATTACATTACCAACAAAACCTATTCAACATATTGATGATCAGGATGGTGAGATTGCACTTTGTATTCTTTCCGCCATTAATGTTGGTACATTAAATGAACTTGATAATTTAGAAAACTTATGTGATCTGGCTGTAAGAGCATTAGATGAAATTATTGACTATCAGCAATATCCTGTGAAAGCGGCTGAAGTATCTACAAAAGCTAGACGTTCATTAGGAGTTGGCTATATTGGACTTGCACACTTTTTAGCAAAAAAAGGTGTTAAGTATCATCACAAAAATGCAGTTAAGTATGTACATGAATTATCAGAAGCATTTCAGTTTTATCTAGTTAAAGCATCAATGAATCTTGCAAAAGAAAAAGGCAAGTGTGAGTTATTCCACAGAACAAAATATGCAAAAGGCATTATGCCAATTGATACTTACAAAACAGAGATAGATGAATTCTGTCCAACAAAATTAAATTACGACTGGGATTGGCTAAAAAGTGAAGTATCAAAATATGGAATGAGACATTCTACGTTGTCAGCACAGATGCCATCAGAAAGTTCTTCCGTTGTTAGTAATGAAACAAATGGTATTGAACCACCAAGAGCATTACTATCAGTTAAGAAAAGTAAAAAAGGTCCACTAAAACAAATTGTTCCTCAATATAAAACACTAAAAAATGATTACACATTACTTTGGGATATGCCAGGAAATGAAGGCTATATTAAAGTTATTGCGGCTATGCAGAAGTTCTTTGATCAAGCAATTTCGGGTAATTGGTCGTATAATCCTACCCAATACGAAAACAATGAAGTTCCTATGAGTACAATCATTACGGATTTCTTGAATACGTATAAATATGGATGGAAAACGTCATACTATCAAAATACGTATGACTTTAAATCAGAAGATATGACAGACTTGGAAAATGATTCTTTGGCAACAAAGGAACAAGCTGTTATTATTAATAAACAAGAAATCGACAAGTTAAGTGATCAGGACGGTGCTGATTGCGATGCCTGTGCAATTTAAAAGAGGAACTAAAATTGAAGACAGTATTTAATAGAGAAGACATAGACTTTACTAAAGAACCAATGTTCTTTGGTGAGGATCAATCTGTACAAAGATATGACGTGTTTAAATATCCTGCATTAGATAAATTAAATCAAACAATGCTAGGTTATTTTTGGAGACCTGAAGAAGTATCGTTACAAAAAGATAGGTCAGATTATTCTAAATTTCGTCCAGAGCAAAAACATATTTTTACATCAAACTTAAAATATCAAACACTATTGGATAGTGTACAAGGTCGAGGACCAAGTTTAATGTTTTTGCCATATGTTTCAAATCCAGAGTTAGAAGGATGCATTGTTACTTGGGACTTTTTTGAAACAATACACTCACGTTCATACACACACATTATGAAAAATGTGTATCCAGATCCATCAGAAGTATTTGATACAATTTTAAATGATGAAGAAATTTTAAAGAGAGCAGTATCAGTTACAAAAAATTATGATGCATTTGGTTCAGCCGCTGAAAACTATTTTGTAAAAGGTAAAGGTGATATTCTTGATGTTAAGAAAAAACTTTATCTTGCAATGGTTAATGTAAACATCTTAGAAGGTTTGAGATTCTATGTATCATTTGCTTGTACATTTGCATTTGGTGAATTGAAACTTATGGAAGGTTCTGCAAAAATTATTTCACTCATTGCACGTGATGAAGCAACACACTTGAACTTGTCAACACAGGTTATTAAGAATTGGCAAAACGGTGATGAAAAAGACATGAAAAAGATTGCCAAGGAATGTGATAAAGAAGTTATTGAAATGTTTAAAAGTTCAGTAGAAGAAGAAAAAGCATGGGCAAGACATTTAATGAAAGATGGAACTATTATTGGTTTAAATGAAAAGTTACTAGGTGACTATGTAGAATGGATTGCAAACAAAAGATTAAGAGCATTAGGTTTTGATCCAATTTATGATGTATCTGCTTCACAAAATCCTTTACCATGGACACAGCACTGGTTGTCATCTAAAGGTATGCAGATTGCTCCACAAGAAACTGAAGTTGAATCATATATTATTGGTGGTATCAAACAAGATGCCAGCGAAGAAGTATATGATGATTTTAAATTATAATGAGCCACAATCATATTGTACAAGAATTGAAAAAGACTTTTACAGAAGAACGTAGACAAAAAAGAAAGACAAAACACAAAGCAAAAAGAAAAGGAAGACTTGATCTAAGAACAGGTCGTCCAGGAAAAAGAAAGTAAAATATGTTAATTGAAAAACACGAAAAAGATGATATCATTTCTCTCAAGTTAAGAAATGGTGAAGAGATTGTTGCAAAGTATGTTAGCGATGCAGGTGGCGGTGATGTTACAGTTAGTAAACCATTTAGCCTTGTAATGGCACCAAATGGTTTGACGTTTCAACCATATATGTTGTCAGCTGATTTTGAACAACCTTTTACATTTAAGAGTGATGACATTTTGATGATGATGAAGTCAAGTAAGCAGACTAACGATCAGTATACATCAAGCACATCTAAAATATTATCAGCAAAAAAGCCCGGCATTATAACATAATATAATTCCTACACTAAATATTATGTAGGAGTTTAATTATGACAATACCAGTAGCTCGTATTGGCGATACAAATACTAATCACCCACCGTGTGGGCCAGGAGCCTGTGCTACAGGATCTTCAAATGTATTTGCCAACATGATACCAGTACATACTT